ACCGTATCTGGGAACATCCATTTTTTATGTATTTTGTATTAATACTTCTTCTTGGTCTGGTGCTATAAAACACCCAGGCTACACCCAGTGGAAAAGAAATATATATAATAATGTAAATGATGTACCTACGACGAGACAAAAAATACATGTCCCCAAAATTTTGGGGGAGAGTGTTCTGGGATTACATGTTTCACTATGCCAATAATGCTCATTTCATGAAAAGAAATCCATCACAACATTTTCGAACGTTAGCATTTTTCATCCCTTGTATTAAATGCAGGGTCGAGTTCATAAAGAAATTAAGGGCGTCGACGCCTCAACTGAAACGTATGCACAAGAATAAGGAGGCTCTCCTCCACTGGATTTGGAAGTACAAGAATGAGGTAAACAAGCGACTTGACAAAGATCCGATTACCTTCAAAGAGGCTATGAAAACACAATTTGATAGTGCCGAAAACGAAGAAAAAACGTTCATTGAGTTCTTAAAAAAACTAAAATTAACCTTGCCTACTGCAAACCCTGCTGTTGCTGCACGACAAACATATTCGAAAGAGACTGTATGCAGAAAAAAAGCACAATTTTTTGATGACATCCTGAATATGCTGAAAAATAGACAACTGAGCGTCAGAAGCAATCATCCGAGTCAAATTGTTCCATTTGAAACTGATAAGTCCTATAAATACGCGACACTTCATTGTAAGTAACCCCCATACGATTCCACAGGGGATCTCCTTTATGAACGGCATACTCCGAAAAACTTTTAGAATCCACGAGCTGCATTCCAACCTCCTTACAAAGTAAGATCAAGACCTCTGGCTTCACCACGTATTCTGTCAGATTCTCCACAGCGCCCTTGAAACTAAACTCGTATGCACTACCAAAGTCTTTCAGATCATCGGATGAAGCAAATCTCACACTGTAAATCTCATCACCGAATTTCTTACCAAGTAACTTCTTCGACTTGCTAAGATGGTCGTAGTCCGGAACCGTTAAAATGAAACTGCCACCAACTCTCAAGGATAATGCAATATTTTGAATAAACGTTCTAGCTGTTCTCTCGTCTGAGAAGGCATAGTGTATTGCAAATTGGCAACTCACAATGTCGAACGATCTCATTTTCTCAAGCATGTGTCCAGCTATTGCTGAAAAAGCATTGAACGCAATAACGTCACCCTTAATTTCTGATTGATCGGAAAGCTTCTGTGAAGCTCGTTCAATGGCCTGGTTAGCTATATCAATGCCAATGTACTCTTTGATGTCGTTGTGTCTCAACTTGGTGATGTCACCACCATTCCCGCAGCACAAGTCCAAATAACGCGCGTGTGGGACAGTCGTGCTGCATGCGTCTGATATGAGCCTAGCTTTTACAAAATTATGAAAGTTGCGGATGCCAATCATCTCCTTTGATGTCTCATTCCTCTTACGGTGCTTATTGTAATGCGCAGAAACGGCCATTTTGATACAAGCATTTATCTTATCTTTAAGTGAACGGAAAAAAAAATATATATAATGTAATAAGAAATGCAAGCATCATATCCAAGTGTCACTCCTAAGTCTAACCATAATTCATCCAGCAATAACTCTTATAAGTCTCATAATAGGCCTTTAAACACGACAGATCATCCGTTACAGGGCTGGTTTCAAGTTGTGACAGTATTTTCTTATCTCAATGTGCTTATGGTACTGTTTTGTCTTCCATTCGCTTTTGGACAGGGTCTAAACTTTTTAGAGATGAGGTTCTTAACGCTTCCAGCCTTTCTTCCCGTTGCTTTTATAGTCGCATCGAAAATGGGAATGGTGACAATTGAAACCTTTTCAAAACAAAAGCGAAACGGTAGCGGCCCCAGGCCAAATGCTTTAGCAATGGGTCTTACAGCCCTCTTGGGGGTAGGTTTTATTGCTGCCGGAGGATTATATTTCGGATATAAAACGGACTATTGCAATAAGGAGAAAGATTCTTACATTTGCGCCTTCTTCAACGACCCGTTTATGGAAATGATCTTTGCGGGCGCGCTCGTTATAATATTCCTAGCGTTTGCCTGGAAAGCTTACACAACTATTTTTAAAGGCACTGCAACTGTTTTGAAAGGCTTTAAGAATAAAGCGCTCGCCATGCACCAAGGAATGGGGGAAAGGAGAGGGTTTGCCATGCAACCGAGCGCCATGCACCAAGGAATGGGGAAAAGGAGAGGGTTTGCCATGCAACCGAGCGCCACGACCCAAAAAATGGGGAAAAACCTTGTGAACGCGAGCGCCAGCAACGCGGGCGAAAAAGCGCGAAAGGCTGCTTCCAAACTTGCGGCGGGTTGGAAGGGGCGACAAGCCAGGCAGGGGAAGGGGATTCCTCTGTAACAGCCAAAGCTGCCACAAATTTTTTTGCAACCTTAATAATTTTGTTGTGTTATTGTAGATATTGTAGATATGAATAACAATTATTGGAATAATGTTCACGTGACGTCGCCACGAGGAGAAAGTAACAAAGACTACATCGGAGATGAAAGGATGAAAGTTGAGCTAGAAAATTTTTCTCCTAAAGTTGCGAAAATGATGCAAATCATTGTGGCGGATGATTCTAATCGTAAAGAAAAGTACCGGTCTAAGACCAACCAAAACACTCCGATCTTACACTTGAGAAAGCATTTTATATTTTTGCCGACATCTGATGCTCACACACTATTCGAGGGAGCAAGGGATGCGCATGGAAGATTTCTGTGTAAAGCACCTAAATCAAACGACGAAGATCCTAAGTACTGTTTGGGTACACTTGCTTGGGGGTTTCGGGCATACGGAATAAGATTCATACGAGCCTATCCAGGACTCAAAACGGGAATTACTTTTGAGGACGACAAAGATTATTATGAAATGTTCGGACTAACAAAACAACAGTTTGCTGCAAGAAAAACTATAAAGAACTTGACATGGGAAAGAAAACCAAGCCAAGAGAGAGCGAAAAAGATAAACGCAATACACAACTCAATGGCAGTGTATCATAGGGAGTCATTTAAGGCTCTTAGTGCTATTCTGGATTACGACCAGGGTGATACCATTGATCTGGAGACTGCTCAGAAAGTTTGCCGGGCATTGGGTGGAAAACCAGATAGTACGCAGACCCTCAAACAAAAAGCCAAAGCTTTATATGGAACGGAGACATTCCAGTGCAAATGGAAGGGGAAGATGAGAGAAGGGAAAAACAGTAGTAATGTACAGATCTTGAACAGATACCGTGGTATGTTAGATTCCCGCAACAATAAGGCAGCACTTCAATTATTCTTCGAATTGATTCACGAGGGCACAGTAACTGATACTAATAATAAGCAAGTAAAAGTGGTGCGTAATCGTGAAATAGCATGCAATTACAAACGTGCTATCATGTTTACCGAGACAGTGCATGATGAAACAATGACGAAGATTTTCACACATCCTCTAAATCAAGATGGATTAATAGTGAGATTTATAGCGGTACACCTGCCTAGAGCGGTCGGTATGAATATAAAACCGGCTGACTTCATACACAAACTAGTTCTTTCCGACAACATCGGTACAGAAGTGCAGTCCAGCGCACGAATCGAAAGGGCCTGTGGTCATTACCCCCATAAAGACAATCTTTCTGAGTGTATTGCAGACCAGCTGGGTGGGGCTCATTGGCGATGCGAGACGAATAATTATAATAGGCGTTTTGATTATGAGTATGATGGTGAAGAATATCTGCATGAGACGATTAATATACAGGCGATTGCCGACGCACACTTGGAGTCGTCATTCGCGACAGAGGCCGAAGATTGCAAGGACATGAAAACACTACACGGGAAGAGCATTTTGAGAACGAACGACTGCTCACGACAGACTCCAGTCATTTACGACAAGAAAGCACCATATTTAGAAATACTCAATGATCTGCCAATGACGGTACATGCGTTCATGAGTCTTTTGCTTGAAACGGGTCAAGCTTTAGACTATTATAATTTGGACACTTTTCAGCCAAGTTCTACAATTTCCGATGTAAACAGCAATTATGAGAAAGCTATCATCCCACAACAAGTTACATCAGCTTTGAACTCCATGTACGCTAAGCTATTGAAGGCTGGAAATGCAGCAGAGCTTTTGCGAAAAACTTTACATGCAATGTCTTTGGCTCCAGTTCAGACCGATCCTAACTCAACAGATTTACACCTGGCGGACCAGATGATGAGATTCATCAAAAAGATGACCGGAACACAAGTCACCACTGGATTGGAGGACTTAAAGATGAAAATTCAAAAATCACAACCCGATAAGGTCGTATCATTTAACACAAAAATGGAAAAATTATTTAATTTTCATATTCAAACATTTGACAATGCACAAAACATAGATGAAAACGAACTACTCTCAATTCTGACTAGCACACCACTAGCACATCAGAATCAGAATCAGAATCAGAGTCAGAATCAGAGTCAGAAACAGAACAATGTATTGTGGACTTTTGTATCACAGTTGGTTTCCCTTTACGTACGTACATTAGTAAACGCTTACGTCGCCGGTAAATTTAACTCGGTCGTGATGAGTCAAAAATTGTTCATTATAATACATAGATTTATGGTGCGAATCAAAACAAGTAATTTGCGTATGTATAATGAAATTCAGAGGGTCTGTGAAAAAATGTTGGGTTTTGCGGGGGTAAGAACAGTAATTAGCTCAGAAGTCAGATTAATACAAAGATTTGATTCATCCAAGTCTTATAAGCAACTGTTAACTATACTTTTCTCACGGGATCAGGAAGTGCCACTTACTGCAGCTCAAATGTTCATGTTAGTTGTGAGCATGATGCGTCCAAAGAAGAAAGTAAATATTGGGACTCAGAATTACAATTACGAGAATGCGAATGTGGTTATGATTGAGGATGAAATCAGCCCCAGTGGTAGTCCGAGTGAAATGAGTACGAACACCAATAAAATAAATAAACCACCTTCGCGAAATAATCAGAAATTTACTCCTCTTAAACGCCAAAGAACACATGGTCCTAATCCAGGCAATCTGGGGAGAGTACGGAATAACGCAATCCGCAGTGATGGAATTAATCGGGGTATGAATACATCTAACAACAACAAGGACAACAAGAGGCGGCAGTCTATTAAACACCAAAGTAATGCAGGCAATCAAGGGGGAGGACGGAATAGAACTAACGGCCTTCATGGAATGAATCAGGGTACGAATACATCTAACAACAACAAGGAGCGGCAGCCTATTAAACGTAAAAGTAATGCAGGGAATGGTAGAAATGCAAAGCAGCCGAAACTTAACAAAGCACCAGCACTAGATAGACCAATTTACGAGACGGCAAATGCAGTTACGAAACTTAAATTTACGAAACGAAAAATGTTACAAAACCCATTTAAGCAAACAGCGTTAGAAAAGGAGGCGAGTGAAAAATTTAAACACTGGGGAAAGCGAGCACCATTAGAAAAGAAGGCGGTCAATTTTTTTCAAAGCTGGGAACCTATGACCAAAACCTACGAAAATAATCTATTAAGCTTAAAAAAGAAGAGAGGTATATCTAACCGTGACCAAGAGAATATTTGGTTGAGCAATGTTTCACACGCCAACCCTTTTGTCCAGGTTAAGCGCCAACGGGTAGCCCCTGCGTACAACCCATTTAAAACAACGCAAACAAAAAGTTTATATAAGAGGAAGCTAGAATTGCAACCTGAGCCGAAACGACTTATAAAACCTATCGAAAAGAGACGTCAAAAGATTAAAGAAATCAGAAATAAACCATCACAAGCTACGGCAGCACAGAAAGCTACGGCAGCACAGAAAGCTACGGCAGCACAGAAAGCTACGGCAGCACAGAAAGCAAAGGACAAGACTGAATTATGGAAGAAGGCTAACCCCTTTAGGTAAAAAATGTATTTATTTTCAACGGTGCTGACTTTTTTTGATCATGGTCGTCCAATGTTGCGTCCAAATTAGCTGCGGGTCGTTTCGTTCCGGATATCTCAAATTCCGATCGCTTGTAGTATTGCAAGCGCTTGGCGTATTGGCCTGTGAAAACTGAAAACTTGTCGTAAAAGTCAATTATTTTTTTCCCAAAAAGTGGTGATAGATCTCGTTGTATTCTTCCAGACGCTTGCACCACGTCTGATCGAGGCGTCGCGAAAATTAGCGTATTCAAACCCTTAATGTCTAATCCAACCGATGCAATGGAGTAAGTTCCCAAAATTATGGATTTTGTTTCAGACTGTTTGAGTTCCTCCGGTTTCATCTTGCCACGGTACATTCCGATTTCTTGTTCATGCAATGGATTGATTTCACAAATGTGGTATGCGAGTCGTTCCAGATGTCCCCTTCGCTCACTCAAAATAAGAACTTTGCTGCTCATGTTTTCGATTGCCTTAAGTGCGATTAGGTGAGTGCGTTTCTCGTCTTCTACTAGAGCTGTTATCATGGCGACGTGATCAGGTTTTCTCGTTTTTGGATTCGTGATTTCTTTGTACTCTGATACGTCCGGGTACTCAATGACGACCCTAACTGGCACTTTTTCTCTTGTTCCCGAGTAGATGATGCCCCCCAGGTGTGCAAACAAAACGTTTTCCAACTTATCCTTTCGTGATGGTGTTGCGCTGAGACCGAATATAAATTGTGTTCCCCATCGGGTAAGCAATCTACTGAATGTTTCGGTGCAGACGAGATGACACTCGTCAATTGCCATCACTGAGAAGTCTTCAAACAAACGCGGGTCCAAGTCTTCCTTCATACTCAAAGTTTGGAGCATGCAAATGACCACATCACAATTTTCGACTCTATTGATCTGACCCTGCACTCTTCCAATTTGGATTTCAGGGCAAAAAAATTTGAATCGCTCTTCCCACTGGTCTGCTAGCTGATTTGTGTGAACGACTATCAAACATCTCTTCCTGATCAATCGAATCAATATATAAATGAATAGAACAGTTTTTCCTCCACCACACGGCAAGGAAATCAAACCCATCTTCCCCCCCCGTTCCACTGGAATATTGATGACCTCAACAACCGCTTCTATCGCTGTGTGTTGTGATCTTGTTTCATCAAGTTTAAAAGTATCCAGCATTTTCGTATTTTCATTTATTCCTCCTCGTTCTGTAAATCTATTCTCAGCTTTCCCAATATGTTTGATTCCCCATCCCCTTGGAACCGTCACAGAATTATCTTCATTAACTTTGTAGATATTGAAACTTTTCTTTGGTAATCCATATTCAACTTTGACGTCCGGTCGAAACTTTAACTCCTTTCTCACAAGCTCAAATTGTTCACGTGTAGGCGTGAACGTAAAGCCACGCCTGTCAATGAAACAGCTCATTGATACTTTGACATCACCCATGAGGAAGCTTTAAGTAAAACACGACACGAAAACACCTGGTCGCGGTTAGGGATAGGGGTAGGGGATGCGTCTGCGACGAGATTCGAACTCGCGCGGGCCGAGCCCATTGCATTTCAAGTGCAACCCCTTTACCACTCGGGCACACAGACAACGTCAAAGAGTGCAATAATCAATCGCCATACAACTCTCACAATCTTCACGAATTAGATCCTCGAATTCAATGGATGGGGCCAGTAGAACAAAGGTATAATGTTCAATGATGTCAGGCAACTCCAACTCCCAGGCGTATGAGACATCGTGGCGATGCAATTTAAGCTCGCGCAACTCGGCTCCAAACCCAAACGACGCAACCTTCGACTTGATCGTGACAAAGAAGTTGTTTTTATCATCGTGGAGGTAAAGATCCGTGAACCCGACAAGCTCGCCCATGATATTCTCATCACCCCCCTTGTGTATTGGAAACTGAGCCTCGGCAGCGATCTCACCCTTTGGCTCCCACCCCCTGACCTTACAAAGCTTTGCGAACAACTCCTTCTTGTTCTTTATCGCCCACACCAGAATCTCGCTAGCTGTAGGAGAAAAGTCAGGATCTGCGTACGTTTTCTGCTTCTTGAAGACGTCCATACGAGGGTGCGTGGTAGGTGAGCGCGCCACAGTCCAGTGCGTACACCCACTAAACCACCTGCCTAATAAGGCAGGCTGCATTGTCGACTTCCCCCTAGCGGGGCAAAACCGACCATGTCGCACGAGCTGCCCCGCGACACCACCCTCGATTTGTGGATGGAGTACCTCGAGACCAAAGGCGACTACGGCTATCTCAGTGTGCTTCTTTTATGCGCCCCGCGAGCCCACGTCCGCGCGCTCCGAGCCCAGCCGCTGAGTGCGTTCGTGCTTGTTCCGTTGTGTGCAGCGACCGATGAAGATGATGACCTCCTTTTGAAGGTGGAGCAGGTCATCAACCTCTGGTGCGAGTGCGGCAAGCCATTCGCTCCTCCTCCTGTGCTCGGCACCTACTACGCACCGGGCACGTGGAACATGTCGCGACTCTACAACAATATCGACGCGCTGCAGAAGATCAAGACACCCAGTTAGGCGCCTGGCGACACCCAACAGAAGTTGTGTTCCTAGGGCTGATTGTTGTAATCAAACGATCACTACAAAGAAGCAAGCATTTTGCTTGCCGTCAAGTGGTTGCATTCGAAAAAAAAAAATTAAAAACTGTCAGAAATGAAACATCATATGATTGATTTACCAGATGATGTTTTGAGTATCATCTGGGACTTCGTTAGAATGGACCTTCATCGAGGATGGAAACCAGTCATTTTCAAGGCAATTCACAATGAACTTATCAGCAACACTTTGTTTGATGAAGAAGACGTGGACCTTGTAGTTTTTCAGACTGGTCTGAGCAGAATGTATGTACAACATACATTGTATTGGGTCCACGGGGATATTATCGATGCAATCAAGTCCATTTATGATGATTGTGACCTTTGGTATCGTTTTAATCCTTTATATCCAAATGCATTCGTGACTGTCAGATTTGCACCGTCAGATTTGGACCTCTCGGAGAATACTATTTAGTATTTTTTTTATATGATACTTGTATTAAATGTCATCACCAAAGGGCGATTACTTTGCAAGACAAAGATTTACTAATAAGAACTGTGTAACACTTGCCATCAATAACTTATTCGGTGAAGCCATTGTAACACGGGATAGCCTGGTGCGTATGAAAATAAAAAATAGTAAAGATAAACTTGTGCCCGTGTGCGAGCCGGGTTCAGCAGGGGGGCTTAGATGTCAAAATCAAGTAATAGAACACGTCTTGGGACTCGTGCAAGACAACAAAATTAAAGTTTCAAGCAAAGCGAGAAACTTTTACCAAGAAAGCACAGCATTCACATGGTTACAACTTAGAAAAGCACAAATTCTCGATTTCAATGCATTCGACACTTTTTTCGAAATGTACCATCCCTATGTACTTGGAGTCTATGGAAATCGATCACACACACAAGGAATTGAGCATGCTGTAAGCATACGCAGAAATAAAAATGGTATATTGTGGTTATACGATAGTCTTGAAAATGAAAGAAAGAGGGTATCTGTGAATAAGTTGCCAAGTGCTTTTTACAATATAAGTCCATTCGTCTTAATCATGAAGAATGATTTTGTATTCAGTCAACTATTGAATTTGTCCTAAGGTAAATACTGTTTCATTTATTAGGACTGCGGGATTTCCTAGGGGATTTCTTAGGGCTGAGGGATTTCTTAGGGCTGAGGGATAGCATTAAAAAATTATTTAATAACATTTCTTCGGGTCCAATTCCTAATCTTAAATTTTCTACCGCACTGCGATTGGATTTTACAGTTTTCCCACTTGCGTTTCTCACAGGCCTAGGTCTACCCTTGGGAGGAGCCTGTAAAACAAGTATCATACGATTAGGTCCTAAAAGATTCCTAGTATTATTACGAATTGTGAAGTTCCGAGTCAATGTTGTCGCTGGCGTTCGCCCTGGCATTTTTTATACTAAAACTCTAGATAAAAAAAATTGCTGTGAAGATAATTTATTGATTCAGAAGCAATTTTCAGCTGGAGCGTTCGTTTTCTGTTTTGTTTCGGTGGCATCCGGGACAAAGTGCTTGTAAGTTACCCAGTTTATTGCCACCCCCCTTGAACAGTGGGGTGATATGGTCTATTTCGTACGTAGGTGGGAGTAGTACATGACACAAGTTACATTCGTAATTTTGTTGGTAAGCAACTTTTTTCTTATCTGCTTGTGAGACTCGTCTAATTCTGTTCATTTCAAAGTGAAGTGAAGTGAGTTCGGTTTCTAGTTCATGTATTTTTTGGTGCATTTTGGCTACTTCTGCTTCGGCGTCTCCTAGGCGTTTCCGGAGTTGCCTTTCTTGCCCCTTCTGTTCCCAATCCTGGTGGCGTTTGGATGCTTTGTGTGCTCTAAATGTAGATGCGGAAGAGTAGATTTTACCCGGGTTGCATTCACATTGCAGTGATTCCGCTAGCATTGGAATAGGTTATACATATTGTTTTTAAGCTTTATCCTTTTGTTGCCACGAGTCCCAGTCCTTAGGTTTTGGAACCCCACGTTCAATTAATTCTTCCCATGGCTTGAACCATTTCTTAAAATTTTCCTGTGTTTGGAACTGCTTGTGACAGCCACCACAGAGCAAGTCACATTTTTCAATCTCGTCATCTATCTTCTTGATGTTCTTTTCATTATATGTGTTTTCACACAGTTTCGAGACAGAAGCAACCTTTGTTCGCTCATCCCGATGAGCCCAATGGAAAGCCATTTCAGTACCTTCCAACACCTCGAAATGACACAGTTGGCATGTCTTCATTTCTCGTTTTCTCTTTCGATTGTATGCTTGCATCTTTTCCTTGTTTTCACGAGCATGTTTTGCGTGATATTCTTTAGAATAAGAATTTTCCCCCTTTGGCATCTCCGCAGAATTTGCACCACGAGCTCCATTATGAGATGGTTGTAAGAGGTGACAAGAATTACAGAGAACTTGACATTTCTGGTACTCATTCCACATCTTTTGAGGTCCATCTTTGCCTGACCACGCTTTTGCTTTTGCGTCTAGAACCTTGTATGTTTTGTTTTTTCGGTCTGGATGATCCAACTCAAGTCTTTCAATGTCAAAACAACCACAAATTTCACATCCACGATGTTCCATTTCTTGTTTGATTTTTATGATCATTCGATTCTTTTGGGCAACAATCCCATCACCAATTATGGACTCGTGTGCTCTTTTATTCGTTTCACGACAATCTTTACATTCTTTTGTTTTGAGATTTTGGATGGTATCTATTTCGCCATTTTCACAAGCTGTTATGAATTCACACACCTTGTCGGTGTTTGCATTTCCGGGATATGGACAAAAATATGCGACAGTAACATTTCTCTTCGGACAGTTCGGACACGTGTTCATACAGAGTTCATTGTCAATAACACAGAGCTTTTGCGCTTTCGGTTGAGGCACATTCGTGCGCGGCATTTTGGATGATTTGTGAATGTGAGCTTATCTTTAATACAATATTCATGAATGGGGTCCAGTGCAACCCTGCATAAATATAATTCAGCTTCCTGACTACCCCTGTATAACAGAATATTTATGAAGGGGGTACATCATACTATTAAAGACAAATCACTGATCAAAATATCAAGCCGAAACGGGGATGTGCCCATCCTTGCCTGATGATGTTTGTGAGATAATTGTCAAGCAGTTCCATGGCGAATATGTGCTCACAGTGCGTAGGGTATCAAAAACATGGAATCAATTCGTTAGCAATGTGCAAATGATCAAAGCCTTTGCTGGTCAGAGCCACGCCCTCAGGTTTCTGTTCGACCGAATCTGGCTCAAAGAGCTCTTTGCACGAGGCGATGGCGCGTTCAAATTATCTGTTGAGCAGTATTCAGACTTATATGCTGCTGTCTACTACTCGACTACCTTCACGAAAGAAGGTAGTCGAGAGGAGAAAGAACTTATTGGCGAAAAGAATGCGCGCAGTATCTTAAAGTTTGCACAAGATCTGAACAAGGAGCTGACGATGCGTTGCTTCGACAACAAGGACCTGGTGAGGAAGGCTCTTGCACATGTATTCAAATACTTTGACAAATTCTACCTCCGCCGGATGGGATCCTCCTTGGCCAGGCAGTTATACATTGAATAGCTAATATTTTAATTAAGTTTTCTGACTACCCCTGCATTGCGTTTGGCCTTTCGCTCTCGTAAGGCTCTCTCGTCATGATCTTTGTCGTAGTTATCGCGGTGGTACTGCCAAAGGCGATCGGACCCTATTCTGAAGTTATAAGAAGAGGCTGCCTTGTACCAAAACAATGCATCTTCAGGATTTGTACTTTTTACTGTTCGATCCAGCACCAGTAGTTCATAATTTTGTGTACAAGAATCCATCACCTTTTCGAAGACTCCGAAGTTTGGGAGCATACCCAAGAAACTCTCGTAAATTTTTCGTCGATAACTGATGATATTCTCACGACATACAAAAACATAGCCGGCGTTGCCTCGCAATGCAATGTCAAGACCCATACAATACTGAATTGTCAACATAACGAAAATGTTCCAATGTCTCCCATTCATAAAAATCTTTCTTAGAGTTTCTGTGCGGGAGATTCCGGACTGGAACATGCAGTCGTCGATGATAACAAATTTTCTCATGTTCCTTTCTTCCCTTTTCTTTTTGGCTTCCAATGTTGTTACGTCATGTGATCTGTTGTTTTTCTTGCAGTATTCGATGTTAATATCGATTTGTTCGATTGCTTTTTTCTTTCGTTTTTGGATGTCAATCATTTCTTCAAGTTTCTGGGGTTCCCATCCATTGTATATGAATAAATCAGGTACGTGTCGGGACCAGTAAGGATCACCTTCCTCTGTACCAGACATAACGATCCCAGCAGGAATTTCCCGATTGTGATACAATATAGATGTAACAGCGTGTGATTTACCCGTGCCTGAGCCACCTATGAAGATACACGAACGAGTCTTGTCCATATTATCCGTACTGAACCTTTTGATATTGTATTGAAAAGAAGAATCTTTTTTTGCCATCTATGATACAGCAGTCAAAAAATAAAACCAATGATAAACGACATAAGCCTGTGTGCCGCTTGTCGCACTCCTCCGGCAACTCGGCTGTATCGGCCCCCACTCGGACCGTTTATGCAATAGAGAGGACCCGTGAGAGTCATTGGTATAGTCATCGTCTGATGTATTGCCAGATCACATGCCATGGAAACTAGTGTTAAAATGTAAAGTTAAGGATATAAATGTCGACACCCACAGAATCAGGTATAGTTCACGGTCAAGTTTCTTGCTCATCACTGGCTGCCGGCCCTTGGAATATTTCCGCCGATGGACATTTGATTCCGTCTAGCAATGCCTCGTTTGATATTGGTAACGCCGAGTACAAAGTAAGACATTTGTTTTTATCTGACAACAGTCTGCAAATTGGAGACACGACACTAAGTGAAAATAACATCAAGCAACACTTGAGAGTTGTTGAAATTGCACCTGCATCTTCAGATGATACAGGTCTGAAAGGAGACGTTGCACAGGATTCAGAATACGTATATTTCTGTTTAAACGATAATACGTGGACTCGTATCGCAAAATCACACTGGTGAATTATAGAAGACCTAAACCCTACCCAAGTAACTCATTGTGATTCATGTTCACATTTACTTTGATAATATCGCTCAGACAGCAGTGCTGCGCCTCCTAACGCCCTTCGAGTTACTGCACCACCCAATTTAAGTTCAACTCTCTGCATGAGATAACATACTTACATTTGATTATTGAAAGTGTAAATTAATTAAAAGGACGGACGGTAGTCACATCAATGTTCAAGAAGCCTCGGAAAACGTGTCATAGTGATGGTCGATCCACCTATGAGTTTGTTCACGAATCTGTAATGACTCGCTTGTCAGAAGATCAGCAGGCAGCTTACTTATGTGATCTGATGCCACTCTTGGAGAGAATTACAGACTTGAGTGTCATGGAAGCTCGCAGGTTATTTTTTGTGTCCGCGAAGTCATGGATGACGCCAAGTGAGGTGAGAAGTTTCAATGAAACAGACACCGCGTCGGAATGTAACACGGATTCAAACATTTGCAAGATTTGCGAAACAGAATCTACTTTCACAATGGATGAGCCTAGTGCAACACGAATTTGTGATAAGTGTGGCTGGGCGAACTCGTTCGTGGGTGCTTCTTCTGACAAGTATTTGCCATGGGATTTTGAGCCACCTAGTCAAGCTTGTCCTTATCGGCGTTCGAATCATTTCAATGAATATTTGGATTCATTTATGGCACGTCAGAGTTCTACTCTTCCTGAAAACGTGTTTGAAAACATTCACAAGGAGTTAAAGAAACAAAGGATTACAGACTTCTCAACACTCACACAGAAACGTATCAAAACGATCATGAAGGATCTGAATATGAATAAGTATTATGAAAGTGCACCGTTCATATTATACAAGATAAAGGGTGAGAAGCCACCCGAGGTCACCAGGGCCATTGAGGAGGAACTCAAGTCTAACTTTGATCTAATTCAAGAGCCTTTTGAAAGAGTCGTGAAGGTTTTAGCTCCTGAGAGGAAAAACTTCTTGAGTTACTCTTACACTATTTATAAGAAGCTTCAGCTTATGGAGCTTGATCATTTACTTGAATATTTCACGCTTTTGAAGTCAAGAGAGAAATTGATCTTGCAAGATAAGATTTGGGCCGGAATATGCAAGGAACTAAAGTGGCGATTCATCCCTAGTCTTTGAAAGGAAGATGGTTAGGTGAAAGGAAGATGGTTAGGTGTTTTCGGTCGTATTGCGAATCGATACTGAGCCCCAGAAACAATTGAGTTTATATAGGATAAGACATCGCGCAATTCCGAATCAACCGAATTGAAGATAAAGGGTCGTATCTTCCACACCGAAAACGAGTTTGCTGTGTTAATGTCGTAGTGCAGGGGGTTGTCATCAATCAAAATGCTATCATACCCTAGAGGTAATTTCGTCAAGTCTTTGAAGACTGCACCCCCCTGAAGAACGGTACAATGTTCATACGAACGCAGAAACAAAATCTCGCTTCTCCACTGCGGCCAGATGACATTCATTAGCTTTATAGCATAATCTCTCTGAGCTGCAGTCCAGACTGCTACCTTGAAAACTTCTGCGTTCTCTTGAATATTTCTCCTCAAACCATCAATAAATTGGCGTAAGTAACTCCTCGTATGCACGTAAAATGTTTCATTGGTAAGACGAATCGTAAATGCTTCTTTGAAGTCAATATTTTTGAAGCTCAAGCTATGAATCAATGTGTGATCAAGATCAAGTATGACTAGTTTCTTCATTATTCAAACACAATCATAATTTCTTTAAGACGGAGAGCGCAGAATTGTTTTCGAGATAAGTCAAGCTTGCATGGAGACGGTGTCTATTCGTGTCATCTGAAAGAAAATAAGAAGTCAGTATAGGTACACCCTGTGCTCTGAATTTGAAAAAGTAGTTACTATCAATATGAAATGGTTTGTAAATGACCGATCTGCGTGGATGAGGATGGAAACGCGGTGGCTTTCTTTGCTTTTGTGTTATTGGTTGCCGAGTGTGTAAACGAGAGACACTCTTGAGTATTTTGTCAATGAAAGAGTCAGGCGACTCATCTTCAAATTGCATTACGTTTCTACTCGTAATTAAATTTAGCCTTTAACTCGTTTTCTTTAAATAATCTCTTCTTAAGTTTAGAGAAGAAACAAGAACCAAACAGGCTAGGGAGTCTTCTCCCTCCTGTCCATTAAGGGTCACACATGTGTACCCCACACTCAAGATCAAATCCAACCGCCTCAAATCCAACCGTTTATCCATTTAAAAGCTTCCCGCGCGTCCGCGGCCGCCATGGAGTCGAAGCGCTTCTGCAAGTGCTCGAACGAACACTGCTTCGACCGCGCCATCCAGTGCGGTAGTTGCGACCCCGAGGACCTCGACCCCGAGGGCTACCCTCGCAAGGCCAGACGCAGACTCACCAACGAGGAAAATGGCATGGTCCAAGACGTCGACGACAAGCAGTGGTTCAAAGTGAAGGTGGTCAAGGGTGGCAAAAAACGTCTTGTACCCATTCGGCCAAACCCAGCCGACTGGAAATCTGCCAAAGGCTTTGCTGCCATATGCCTCATCCTCTCGTGCCTGGGCGCCGAGGGCGATTTCGTGCTCTGGAATGAAAATACCAACGCTGAAATGACGGAAAAGGAGTGGCGCAAGCGCAAGTTCTATGGGAAAGGCAAGCCACCCGTTCGGCACCGTGTGTGTGGGACGGTGGTGACGAGCTCGTGCATCAACAACCTCCAAAAGGGCCAAAGCATCGGGTGCAAATGTAACCCTAACCACCCTAACCACCCTGACCATCACTGGCGCAACCGTCGGTCGGATGTCGTGCAATATGGTAACGAGCGCGGCTTCGAGGTGCTGACGACAGAGGAGGAGTGGGCGGACGAGTGTCATGGCATACGCTACTGCCCCAAATTACAATGCAATAAATGTGGGACGGTGGTGACGAGCTCGTGCATCAACAGCCTCCAACAGGGCCAACGCATCATGTGCAAATGTAACC